TTTAACATCACTTAAATTTGTTAGTGCGTAGCTTAGTAGACTTGCCATCAGCTTGTACCTCGTCTGACGTTAGTTTATATTCCTCTTCGGTCATATCCTTGCTAATAATAGCGATACCAGAATCAATAAGCCCAAAGGCCACATTCTTGCTGACCTCAATAATATCTCCCTGTTTATAGGAGCCTTGATTGCGTGTTATCTTTACTCGCACTACTTACCCTCTTTGCTATTGCCAGGGCCACTAATTTTCTTAGCATTCGTTTTAGTGGCTTTGCTTTGAGCTACTAATAGTTCAGCCGTCTTAGCTCTTACTCGGTAGGTCTGACCGCTGGTTAGTTCTCCGACTGTTTGTGACATTGTTATTATACTCATTGAATAATCCCCCTCAGCAAAGCCCTCCGAAGAGGGCAATGCTCAGGATACTATTACGGTGTCCCGATACCAGTAACCTTAACGATGGCCGCTGGGAGTAGAAGTTCTGCGTCTACTCGCTTCTCCACACGGACATAAGTAAGGTTCTTTTCAAAGGCACTTGAACCAGCAACGGTAGCTTCGTCAGATACACGGACTGAGATACCTTCTCGGTCTACAATCTGGTAGTAGCTAAAGTCCCCGTACAGCAATGTGCCACCAGCTAAGTAGTTAGACTCGTAAACGGGTCGTCCCTTCAAAGTCTGAGTTGGGCTGTTTGCTAAATCAGTCAACAGGTAACGGTTCTGGCTGTCTTTCAGACGACCAACTTCTGCCCATGTACCCATGTTGCCAACCCATACACCCTTGTTTCGGTAACCCTGTGGGTGAGTGTGGAAAGCTTGAGTAATAGCGTCAGCTCGTTGTACGTCGGTTGCACCAGCACCAGCTGCAACGGTTCGGAGTGTGTATACTCCACCGTCAACACCAGATGGTCGGCCTGTGCCTGAACCAGTCCAGAATGCTTGCTCTTCAGCTTCGCTCAATGCAGTACTCATAAGTCCTGCGATGTAGTTAACGATTGATCCACCAACACCTAGTTGTGCATCAGCTACCAACTCGTTTGAGAGTGGTACGATTGCAGCAAGTGAGTAAGGGGTCAATACGTTTTCACTGAATGTAGCAGTTGAAGTAGACTTCACAGCTTTTTCTGAACGCCATGCAGCACGAGGTCGGCTGATTAGGCTTGGAATGTGAACGGTGTCAGTGTTGGTAGTCATCACACTAGCCAATTGACGCATGATGTTTTGGTCACGAATGTCCTCTACAATCATGTTTGCAAACTCTTCAGGTACTAAGTAACCACCATCAGCAGCAGTACCTTCTGAAAGAATCTGAAGCTTTTGCTTGTCGCCTGAGTACAATGCTGAAAGAAACTCGACAGATTTCTGTGAGATTTCAGTTATAGCTTTACCAGCAGCCTTACGGCCAGGCAATGCAATCTTGATTTCAGATAGTTCTTCTACGGTGTGCTTCTTGCCCAGAGTCTTGTCAACGATAAAATCGACAGAGTTTGCACTCTTGTCACTTGCATCTTGACGGTCTTCCATGCTTTTCAGCAATTTTTCAAAACGTGCGTTCTGTTCGTCAGCACTCTTAGTCATCATGTCAGCCATCTTCTGCGCTAGCGCATCTACAGCTTCCTCTTCTCCACCTTCATCACTGTCGTCGCCAGCATCTTTTTGCGCCATTTTAGCTTCAGCCAAAAGTGCATCAAGTTGCTTTTGCTCTTCATCAGTAATGGTTTGGAGTGCTTTCTTTTCTAGTAAGTCAGCGATTAAACCCATTATAGATTTTCCTTCTCCGCAACAGTTAGAATTTCTGTTGCTTTCTTAATTACTTTAATTGTCTTTTTGGCATCTGCGTTTCCGGCTTTGCTATTCTCTAGGAACTTGTCCGAGGCTCTAGCTATCACCTTCAACATGGAGATACGCTTTTCAGTTTGTCTTTTCTGTGGATTGACGGGGGCCGCCTTCACCATTGTTTCTAACTTAACTATACGATCTTCCATTTCCACTACCTTGTCAATGAGTTCGGTCTGTATGCCAAGCTCTTGCATAACATCTTCATCAAAGCCTTTACTCTTTAGGCTCTTGAATGCCAGTGTCATAGCCTCAGCGTTAGCCGGGACATTAACCATAGATACTTCTAATAGTTCATTCTTGGTAAACGTAACACCATCAGGTGATTCAAGTGGCTTAAAGCCTACAGAGAGAGTTTTAATAACACCCATATCGACAAGCGTCTTAATAGCTCTAGCTTTTTCAGTCACATCATGCAGCACAGGCTGAATCATCAGCTTTGCTTTCTTACCCGTTCCCTCTACCCAAGTCTTCTTTGATACTCCGATTGCAGGTTCATTGTGGTCATGCCCCCATAAGATTACTGGGTTCTTCTTGAATGCTTTTAGATCCCAACCGTTGTTGTCCACTACTTCACCGTGTCGGTCTACTGCGTTTGTACTTGCAATGGCCGTGAACGATCCATCGTCGGCCTTTTGAATAGTCGCCTCTAGGTAGTTTGTCTCATCTTGCATATTGCTATATTCCTTTGTAAATAATAATTCGTCAATAACCCCACACTAGTTATCTATGCCGCCTGTGTAGTCGCAAACTTAACTGCTACAACAGCGACACAGTTACCAGCAGCTATTGTTCCTGATACTTCGGTAGGCGTTGCGTTTGCTGGTAGTGTTGCTTGTCCTGTCTGTATATAGCCGTTTACCATACCTATGACAGAAGTAGCTGTGATTGGATTAGACGTCGGTATCTGTGGGAAGTTTAACCCGTTGTTAGCAATCGTTCGGACTGTTGCTGCCGTTCCTGTTTGGAGAAATGCTAACCAGCAAAGGCCACCACGATAGCGAACAGCAAGGTTTGAGATTGTGCGAGCATTAGCAGTACCACCAGAAATTGTACCAGCAGAAAAGATCAATGCACCCGGTCGCTGCCCAGTAGAGTCGACATCGTATACACCCATTTCTATAGTAGAACCAGCATTAAGTGTAGATACTGAACACATAATATCTGTAAATACACCCTCTTTAGGAATAAATACAGGCACCCAAGATACATTCTGCACAGCTTGTGCTGTTGCTGCATAGGTACTGACGTTTGGCTGATACCAGTTTCCATTTTTAGCTGGCATAATATATTGCTTTTGCATTTGTGTCCATACACCAGACGCTTCGGCTATAGTATAAGAATCAGGAACGGTTATGGTCTTAAGGGTATCGTAAATAGTCTGTGCGTAAAATGCATGGCCTATAGTGTTTGGGTGTACTTGGTCGGTATGCATAGTCGCTGCGTATGAAATTGGCGTTTGGTCTGCCTTAGACGTTGCAGAACCAGTTGAATACGCTCTTGTAACTGTCAACGTGTAGTTATTGCCCGACACATAAGCAATAGACTTAACATATATATCTTCTGTAGGCATCGACATTCTAAAGCCCTTGCCAGCGTTCATCAACGTATCAAAGGTTGTTTTATCGTTCGCAGTAAATGCAATGGTTGTACCCACCCCAGTAGCACCGTTGGCCACTCCACTGCGGTTATACATATAAGTGTCTACATCTACAACTTTGACCATATTATCAAACTCAGCAACAACAGCAGCTGTAGCGGTATTCATGGTAGCTAAGTCGCTAACTGCATTAGTACCAAACGGTGCAAAGCGTTGCATATTTGTCACTAATACTGGTCGAGGTCGTGGGCTTTCTAACCATGCACTATCAAACTTGACTGTTGCAGATGTATCACCAGTAACCAATCCGGCAAGCGTAAATGTAATCTTTTTACCAGCATCAGCTTGGATAGTATCAAAACGTGTAGTTACAGGTATTGGCCCACCAGCTCCTTGTACACCTGTACCAGACTCTACGCCCTGGCCACTCAAGTTTATTGATCCAGTAGCTGAAGTGAACAACCCAGCCCCAGATACAGCGTCAGTAGAAACATTTACTTTTATTGTGTCGGTGGCGATAGTTACGACTGCAGCAGTATGTGCAGAGGCTGATGTACCGTTTTGCGCTCTAGTAATGTTCCAAGTGTTTGTGCCTAACCCTGAAGTAACAAGGACTTCTTCACGAGTTCCACCCGAACCGTCAGCAGCAATATTAGCTACTAATGTTCCTGATGTTGGGAAGGAACTGTTGGCGGCTACTGTCATAGAGGCTGCGCCAGAAGTCATGCTTGCGACAGTAGTGTAACCCTGTTGTTGAGCGAGAAAACAAACTGCTAATTTACCACCAGGCCAGTCTGCAGGAAGTGTTATAGATAATGTAGCTGGTGTTGCAAAGTCGGTTGACTGTCTATACCCACCACCAGTGTTACCAAAGATTTGTTGGGTATTTGCCCATGTCCCAGTTGTTGAGTATATAGAATCCCAAGTAAGCGTTCCAGTTGTAGATTTTGAACACCATAATGCACCGGCTCTAGCACGAGATATATAGGTTCGTAGTGCGTGTTTCCAAGCATTTAATCCTATAGTACCCCAAGAGGTTGTGTTAAATTGATAATCATTCACACCATGCACAAGAACAAATACACCATTTGAACCAGTATTTAGGTTGGGATTTACAGTAGTGGTAATGTTAGTCGCATTATTGGGTTGTGCCATCTGCAATAGCGTTGCCCAACCAGATGGTGTTTGTACGAACGCATTGCCTGTTCGAGTTAGATATGAACCAGAAGTGCCATAGTGGCGTAGATCAGTATCATTTACTTTAAGCATAGAAGCTAAACGTCCAATCATACCCATTTGCTCAAAGTAATCAGTACCCGTTGATGATAGGTTTGCACCGGCTGTGTAAGAGTGACCATGTATTTCTAATGGCCCTGCGTAGGATTGTATAAGACCGGGTACAGTAGGTGCTGTAGCAGTGCCACCTAAGTCTCCAGCTAGTTCTACCTTACCCGTGTAAGTAGTCGTTGCATCTGGTGTTGGAATATCTATTCTAGCCATTATTTATACTGTACGTCAAACCAACAGTCTGCGCTCCCTATAGTTTTAGTTGGCCCAGTCGATGAATTACAGATGGTTATGCC